GTTGAAAGCGTACCAGTTCCTACGCGGCCTGGTCGTGCCAGGTGGCGGCGCGCCGGTGCGGCGCTTCGCGTCGTTCAACAAGGGACTGATCGGCGGCGCCGGCTGCGGCGGCGTCGAGCACCAGGAGCTGCCCGGTGTTGACGTGCTGTTCTCGCGTGGCGTGCCGGCTGACCCGACGCGCACCGACGGCGACGTGGATTGGGAGCGCGCCAGGTGACCGCCGAGGCGCAGCCGGCGACGAAGCTCCCGCGTCTTGACCGGCTGATTGCCTGGCTCGCGCCGAACCGGGCGCTGCGCCGTGCGCGCGCGCGTGTCGCGCTGCAGCTGGTGCGGTACTACGAAGGCGCGGCACGCAGCCGGCGCACGGAGGGCTGGCGCGTCGGCAGCGGCACCAGCGCGAACGCGGAGCTCGCGCCGGCACTCGGTGCCCTCCGCGATCGGTCGCGCGACCTGGTGCGGAACAATCCGTATGGCCGGCGCGCCGTGCGCCACACGGCGTCGAGCCTCGTCGGCTACGGCATCACCGGCACGGTGGTCGGTCCCGACGCGCAGCGCGTGCCGTTGCAAGCGGCCTGGGATGCGTTCGTGTGCTCGCCGCAATGCGACCACCGGGGCAAGCAAACGTTCGGCGGCCTGCAACGCCTGGTCGCGCGCACGTTCGCGGAGTCCGGCGAGGTGCTGGCGCGCCGCGTGTGGGACGACGCCGCGCCGATGGGGCTGCGCGTGCAGGTGCTCGAGCCGGACTACCTGGACAGCGCAAGCACGCTGCTGCCGCTGCCGTCCGACCTGCGCGCCGGCCACCGCATCGTCGCCGGAGTCGAGGTCGACGCCGACGACCGGCCGGCGGCCTACTGGCTGCTCCCACACCATCCGGGCGACGTGCTGACCAGCAGCACCGGCGGCCTGCTGGCGCAGCCGGTGCGCGTGCCGGCGGCCGACGTGGCACACGTCTACGACGAGGAACGTCCCGGCCAGGCGCGCGGCTGTCCGCTGCTGGCGCCGGCCACCATTCGCCTGCGCGACCTGGACGAATACGAAGACGCGCAGCTGCAGCGCCAGAAGATCGCGGCGTGCTTCGCGGCCTTCTACTTGACGCCGGACGGTGGCACGCGCACCCGCAGCGACGCGCTGTGTGACCACGTCGAACCTGGCATGACCGAGGAACTGCCGCCGGGCTGGGATGTGAAGTTCGGGGAACCACCGGGCGTTGACGGCTACGACGACGTGATGACGCGCGGCCTGCAGGCGGTCGGCGCCGCCACCGGCGTGCCCTACGAAGAACTCTCCGGCGACTACTCGAAGGTCAATTTCTCCAGCGCGCGCATGGCACGCGCCGCCTTCCACGCGCTGCTCGATGAACTGCAATGGCAAGTCTTCATCCCCGGCTTCTGTGAGCGCGTGTTCGGCTGGTTCGTGGAGGCCGCCGTGCTGCAGGGCTACCGCACCGCTGACTGCACGATGGAATGGACCACGCCACGCAAGACGCTGGTCGACCCGGCGCGTGAGATCCCGGCGGCCATCGCGGGGGCGCGCGCCACGCTGACCTCGCCACAAGAGCTGATGCGGGAACTCGGCTTCGATCCGAAGACCACGCTGAACGAGTGGGAGCAGTTCGCCGCCTGGCTGGACGAAGCCGGCCTGGTGTCCGACATCGACCCACGGCGCACGACCAGCCAGGGCGCGCGCGTCACACCCGCGCTGCCGAGCACCGACACGCCGGACCCGCCACCGGCGCGCGCGCGCACCCGGCGCAAGCGCCCGCACCTGAACGGCAACGGCAGCGCGCCGCCGCCGGCTGTCTAGTGCCGCTCTAGCCGGCGCCCGCGTACCCATCCGTCCGCAGGACGCGCCGCGTCGGCCGCCGTGCGGCGCTGCTGGTTACACGCCGCGCAGCATTCCAATTGCCACGCGATCGTGCGTCCGCAGTCAGGACAGCGGTGCTCGTACCGGCTCGGGCGCGCTGGCGTCATTTTTCCGGCCGCCATTCGTGGCACGTATCTTGCCCGACCAGCGGGCCAATTGATAGCCGCCCCCACAAGATGCAGGGGTCGGCACCCGTCACCGAGCAGCTGGACACACCATCGGTTGAGGTTTCGCTTCCGCGTGGCGCGCTGCAGGTCCGTGGCGCGCTGCAGCCGGCGACGCTCGACGCGGAGGCCCGCACGGTGGAAGTCGTGTGGACCACCGGCGCGCGGGTGCGGCGCTCGGACTTCCTCGGCGGCGAATGGTTCGAGGAGTTGTCGCTGGACGACGACGCCGTGGACCTGGCGCGCCTGAACAACGGTGCCGCCGTGCTGGCTGCGCACGAGAGCTTCGGCCTCGACGGCGTGATCGGCGTGGTGGAGCGCGCCTGGCTGCAGGGCGGAAAGCGCAGCCGGGAAGGCCGCGCGCTGGTGCGCTTCTCCAGCCGCGACGCCGTGGCGCCGATCATCCGCGACGTGCAGGAAGGCGTGCTGCGCCACATCTCGGTCGGCTACATCACGCACGAACTGGAAGAAGCCGAGCCCACGAAGAAGAAGCGCGACGCGCCGCCGGTGTTCGTCGCGACCCGATGGGAACCCGTCGAGCTGTCGTTTGTCGCCGTGCCGGCCGATGCCGGCGCCGGTGTGCGCAGCAGCCCGACCAGCCGCGATGACGGTACGCGCTATCCGTGCGCCGTCCTGCGAAGGAGCACCACCATGTCGACCACCACCGTAGCCGAGCGCACGCAGGAGCGGCCACCGGGAGACGCCCCACATCCGGGTGACGTGCCGCCGCCTGCACCGCCGCCGGCACCGGCACCGGAGCCGCCGGACCAGGGCGACGACCCCGAGGCGAGCGCCGCCGCTGCGCGCGCCAGCGAGCGCGACCGCATCGGGGAAATCACCAGCATGGTGCGCACGCACGGCCTCGACGGGGCGCTTGAGCAACAGCTGATCCGCGACGGCACGTCGGTGTCCGATGCGCGCAAGGTGGTGCTCACCACGCTGGCGCGGAAGCAACCGACGATCCGCAGCGTGGTGGACGTGGGACAGGACGGCCTCGACCGGCTCGGCCGCGCCATCGAGAATCAGATTCTGTTCCGCGTGGCACCGAAGCCCCCGGAACTCACGCAGGACGGCCGCGACCTCATGGCGGCGTCGATCCTGGAGATGGGTCGCCGCTACTTGGAAGCGGCCGGCGTGCGCACCGCCGGCCTCACGCGCGTCGAGCTGGCCGGCGTGGCGCTGGGCATCAGCAAGGCACCCGGCCTGCGCGAGGGGCCGCATAGCTTCGGCACCACCGGCGACTTCCCGACGCTGCTCGCCAACGTGGCGCAGGCCACGCTGACCGCCGGCTACTCCTACGCGCCGAAGTCGTTTCCGCCGTGGACACAGCGCGGCACGCTGCCGGACTTCCGGCCGACCAACCGGGTCGCGCTCGGGAGTGGCCCGAAGATGCTCGAGGTCCCGGAGCACGCCGAATACAAGCGCGGCCGGCTGGGACTCGAAGGCGTCGAGCCGGCGCAGCTGAAGACGTGGGGTCGCATCCTGGCGTTTACGCGGCAGGCGATGGTCAACGACGACCTCGGCCTGTTCGAGCGCATCCCGCAGCTGTTCGGCAATTCGGCGGCGCAGATGGAAAGCGACCTGGTGTACCAGCTGCTCACCGCGAACCCGATCATGGCCGATGGGAACGCGCTGTTCAGCGTGGCGCACGGCAACCTGATGACGGCGGCGGCGATCACCGTGGCGTCGATGGCGGCGGCGCGCTCCGCGATGGTGAACCAGAAGTCGCCGGACGGGTCGTACCTGGCAATCTTCCCCCGCTACCTGATCGTCGGGCCGCAGCAGGAAATCTATGCGCTGCAGTTCCTCGCACCGCTGACCATCATCGGGGACGCCACGCAGACGGTGCCCGACCAGTACCGCTCCCTGCAGCTGATCGTGGAGCCGCGTATCACCGACCTGGCGTGGTACCTGGCCGCTGACCCGGCGCAGGTGGACACGATCCAGTACAACTATCTCGCGGGCGCCCCGCAGGGCGGTCCCGGCCTGGAGACGCGCGAGGGCTGGGACGTCGACGGCGTCGAGTTCAAGGCGCGCGAAGACTTCGGCGCCAACGTCATCTCCTGGCGCGGCCTGGTGAAGAACCCTGGTGCGCTGCCGACCATCCTGCTCACGAAGGGCGGCACCGAGCAGGCGGCGGGCGGACTGGCGACCACGGACGAGCCGCGCGAGCGCGAGGCCACCGAGTCGCCGGCGAAGAAGTCGTAACCACGCCACGGGAAGGAAGGAACAGGGCACATGCAGAACTTCATTCAGCCGGCCAACACCATCGGCATTTCGGCACCGCGCAACCTGGCCGCTGGCGACGGCGTCGTGAAAGGGAAGATTTTCGGCGTCGCCGCGAATCCCGCCGCCAGCGGAAAGCCGGTGCAGGTGTCGGTGGAGGGCGCCTTCGCCTTCAAGCGCGCCGGTGGCGTCACGCTCAACGAGGGCGACCCGGCGCTGTTCGATGAAACGACACAGACCCTCGTCGGCACCGGCGGCAAGGCGATCGGCTATTGCATCGAAGCCGAGGCGTCCGAACACGCGACCGGCTACTCGCTGGTGAAGCTCATTCCCACGGCGGTCTAGAAGGGCAGGCGTGCTCTGGCCGGCGTGGGACAAGCGGTGCAGGTGGCAGGCGGGAGCGTCACGCTCCCCGCCTTCGTCGCGCTCGACCCGACCGTCTTGGTCGAGGTCGCGGCCGTGCCGTTCACGGCGTCTGGCGACCCGCTCTCGGTGGCCTGCAATGTGTTCGTGAAACTGGTCGATGCGGTCGGCGGCACCTTCGGCCGGCTCGTGGTTGAGGCGCGCGTCGGGACGACCGTCGTCGCGCGCGGCGAGCTGCCGTACAAGGTCGGCGCATTCGAGCAGGCGCCGGTCTGCGTGAGCGTCGCCGGCTGGCACACGCCGCCGGCCGGACCGGCGACGCTGCACCTGTTCGCGGCCGGCGACGGCGGCGAGGCGCAAGGCTACAACGTCCAGGTCCTCGGCTATCCGGTCCCGGTCGGCGTGCCCGGCCCGGCCGGACCACCGGGACCGGAAGGACCGCCGGGACCGCCCGGTCCTGCCGGCGGCGGCGGTGTGCGCGCTGTCGGCGGCAGCTGGTGGCCCGAGGTCGACACGGCGCTGCAGATTCAGATGGCGACGTTCGGGGAGCCGGTGCTGCTGCAATACGCAGGCGCGCAGGGGATCCCGATCACGGGTGTCTTCGACGCACCGCCAGCGAGTGCCGACCTCGGCATGGTGGCCGGCGTCTCCAATCAGGCGGCGTGGCTCGGCCTGCGTGTGCGCGACCTGCCCAGCGCGCGCGCCCCCTATCAAGGCGACTGCGTCGAGATTCGCGGCGCGACCTGGGAGGTTGCCGACGTGCAGCCGGACGGCAGCGGGCACATTCGGTTGCAGCTGTTCCGCGTCGGACCCGGCGACACGGCGCCGCTGCCGCCGCTCACGGCCACCGCGCCGACACCATACGAGGCGCCGTGATGGCTGGCCTGCCGCCGCTGCAACGGCAAGTCGTCCGCGAGCGCACCGTGGCGCAGCTGAAAGGCCGCACGGCGGCCGGCGACCGCGTGTATCCGTCGCGCGTGCTGCCGTTCCGGCGCGAGAACCCGCTGCCGGCAATCAGCGTCTACACGAACACGGAGTGGGGCACACCGCTCGGCAACATGAGCGCGTTCCAGTTCCAGGAGTCGCTGCAGCTGACCGTCGAGGCCGTGGTCGAACTCCCCACCGCGAGCGAGCAGACACCCGACGAGCGCCTGCACCTGGACGTGGCCGTACCACTCGACGCGCTCTGCCAGGAAATTGAGTACGCGCTGTGGCCGAACTTCGCGTGGTACGACTGCATGATCTCCGGCGCCGAGCGGAAGGAATGGCGCTACGAACTCGGCGCACCGCCCGAGACGGACCGGCGCACCGCCGCCGCCGTGCTCACGGCGACGCTGAACTACGCCGACATCTACGAGCCGACCATCGTGGACGAGTTCCAGACGCTCTGGCTCGCCATCGACGTGATCGACCCGGCGGCCGACCCGAACACCACCGGCCATCCCACCGACCCGCCGGACGGGTATCCGGGCGGCTATCCGGGACCGGACGGTCGTGTGGAGGTCGCCGTGCGCGTGCCGCGCACCGGCACCTTGTGGGCACCGCTGCTGCGCGCAGGCGCACGCATCGCCGGCGTGTTCCAGCCGGCCAGACAGGAGCATTGACATGCCCGTCTCGTTCAACCGGATTCCCGATGGCCTGCGCGTGCCGCTGTTCTGGGCGGAGTTCGACGCCACGCAGGCCGGCTACCTGGCGTCGGCGCAGCCGGCGTGCCTGCTCGGCCACAAGCTCACCACCGCACCTGGTGCCGAGCTGGTGCCGGTGCTGGTGTCGGGCGTCGACCAGGCCATCGCGCTGTTCGGTGCCGGGTCGCTGCTGGCCGACATGGTGGACGCCTATCGCCAGAACGACCCGACCGGCGAGCTGTGGTGCGTCGCCGTCCCCGTGCCAGCCGGTGCGGCGCAGACGCGCACGGTCACGTTCACCGGCACCGCGACGGCCGCCGGCACGGTCGCCGTCTACGTCGGCGGCCGGCGCGTCGCGCTGGCTGTCACCACCACGTCGACACCCGACGCGATGGCGACGGCGCTCGCCGCCGAGATCAACGCGCATCCGCTGATCGCCATGTCGGCCGCCGCCGCTGCCGGTGTGGTCACCTTGACGGCGCGCCACACGGGCGAGCTGGGGAGCGGCATCGACGTGGCGCTCAACCTGCGCGGCGTCAACGGCGGCGAGTGGACGCCCGCCGGCCTCACGGTCGCCGTGGCAGACGGCACGGCCGGGACCGGCAGTCCAGACCCCGACGACATCGCGGCTGCGTTCGCCACGCTGGCCGATGCCGAGTACGACTTCATCGGCGTGCCGTGGAGCGACGTCGGCACGCTCGATGCGTGCCAGGACGCCACGAACGACGCGACCGGCCGGTGGGCGTGGGATAAGCAGCTCTACGGCCACGTCTTCAGCGCGCGCTCGGGCTGGCGCGACGACTCGGCCGCCGAGCAGGTGGCCGACCTGGTCGGCTACGGCTCCGCACGCAACGACCCGCACCTGTCGCTGCTCGGCTATCCCGCGTCCCCGAGTCCACCGTGGCGCTTCGCGGCGGCGTTGACGGCCGAGGCGGCGGTCGGCATCCGGGAAGACCCGGCGCGGCCGTTGCAGACGTTGCCCCTGCTCGGCGTCGTGTTCGCCGCGCGTGGCTCGCGCTTCACCGTGGGGGACCGGCAGAGCTTGCTCTACCACGGCATCGCCACCTGCACGGTCGGCCTCGACGGCGTGGTGCGCATCGAGCGCTCGATCACCACCTACCAGAAAAACGCCTTCGGCCAGTCTGACCCGAGCTGGCTCGACGTGCAGACCCCGGCGACGCTGCAGTACCTCGTGCGCACGCTGCGGAACGCCATCCTCACGAAGTTCCCACGCCACAAGCTCGCGAACGACGGGACGCGCTTCGGCGCCGGCCAGGCGATCGTCACGCCGAACATTCTCAAGGCCGAACTGGTGGCGCAGTACAGCGGTCTGGAAGACCTCGGCATGGTCGAGAACATGGACGCCTTCAAGGCGTTCCTCATCGTGGAGCGCGACCCGGTGGACCCGAACCGCGTCAACGTGCTGCTGCCGCCGGACCTGGTGAATCAGCTGCGCATCTTCGCGGCGCTGGTGCAGTTCCGGCTCCAGTACAGCGCGCAGGCGCTCGCAACGGCGGTCTAAAGGAGGCCTGCAATGGCTTGCGCAAACAAAGTCGGCGGCGTCGCCTTCCTCAAGGTGGACGGCTTTCAATACCTGCTGCGCGGCGACCTCACGATCAGCATCGACCGCTGGGAGCGCACCGGCGTCGCCGGCCAGGACAGCGTGCACGGCTACACCGAGAACCCGCGCGTGCCGTTCATTACCGCGACGCTGACCGACACCGGCGGCCTGTCGCTCGAACAGCTGCAGAAGGTGACGTGCTCGACCGTCACGGCCGAGTTGAGCAACGGCAAGGTCTACATCCTGCGCGACGCCTGGACGGCCGAGGCGCGCGAATTGAACACGGCCGAAGGGTCGCTCGAGGTGCGGTTCGAGGGCATGGCCGGTGAGGAACTGCTGGCGGCGTGATGGGACCAGTCCCCGAACGAGCAGCGGCACCCGCGCTGCGCATCGTGGCCGGCGGCGGTGTGACGATCACGCTGGAGACGCCGGTGCAGGCGCACGGCGAAGACGTGGCGACGCTCACGTTCCGGCCGCTCAAGGTGGAGGACCTGAACCGCGTCGGCTATCCGTTGAAGCTCGGCGGCGACGGCTCGATGGAGCCGGTGCCTGACCGCATCTCGGCGCTGATCGGGCGGCTCGCCGGCATTCCCGATTCGAGCGTGGCGCAGCTGACGGTGGCCGACTGGCACCGGGCGATGGAGGCGGTCGTCGGTTTTTTCGGGCCGTCGGCCCGGAGCTCGTGAGCCGTGCCTTTGACGTAGCGTGGTTCTTCCACGTCTCGCCGGCCGACGTGCTCGGCCTGGACGTGGCCACCTTCCTGCAATGGGAACGGGAGGCCTACCGCATCGCGGAGCTGCAGCGCCACGCGGTCGAGGACGGGCGCTAGATGGCTACCGATGTCACCGCCACCGTCCGCACCGTGGTCGCCGTGGTCGACCAGGCCACCGGGCCGCTGCGGAACATTCAGGCGCAGTTCAAAGGGTTCGGCGCCG